AGCGTCCGGTATTTCGTACGGTCTTAAGCTCATCAACCAACAGCAATACAATGGTATTGCGGTTAAAACCGTAACCAGCACGTACCCGCAGGTTCTGTGGGTTAATATGACGTATCCGAACATTGAAATGTACGTTTACCCGGTTCCGACCAAAGTGCTTGAATTTCACATTGTGTCTGTGCAGCCGTTGTCGCAGCCCGTTAATCTTGCGACCGAACTAACTTTCCCGCCGGGGTATCTGCGGTGTTTTCGTTATAATCTGGCGTGCGAACTAGCGCCGGAATTTGGCGTCGAACCGTCACCGCAAGTGCAGCGCATCGCAATGGCGTCTAAGCGCACACTGAAGCGCATCAACAACCCCGACGACATCATGTCGCTTCCCTACAGCATTGTTGGAACTCGCCAGCGCTACAACATTTTTGCGGGTAACTACTAATGAAAACGCCAATTTTGGGCAGCAGCTATGTGGCCCGCAGCGTTAACGCTGCGGATAACCGCATGGTTAATCTTTTTCCAGAAATTGTCCCTGAAGGCGGAAAAGAAGCCGCGTTTCTTCAACGCGCGCCGGGTTTGCGACGTTTGACTACTGTAGGGCTGGGGCCTATTCGTGGGCTCCATTCTTACGGCGGGTATGCCTACGTTGCGTCTGGCACTGAACTTTACCGCATGGACTCCTCGTACAACACGATTTTAATCGGGACTATTGCTAACGACGGTCCGGTGTCAATGGCCGACAACGGCACACAGCTTTTCATCGCCTGCAACGGCCCCAGCTACATTTACAACAACAGCACCTTGGCTTACGGGCAGATCACGGACCCAGACTTTCCCGGCGCGGTAACAGTATCGTATCTGGACGGATACTTCGTTTTTATTGAGCCAAACAGCCAAAAGGTGTGGGTAACGCAACTTTTGGATGGAACCTCAATTGATCCATTAGATTTTGCCAGCGCCGAAGGCAGCCCAGACGGCCTTGTGTCTTCCATCGTGGATCATTCGGAGGTTTGGCTGTTTGGTACCAATTCGGTTGAAGTCTGGTACAACGCGGGCACCGCCGACTTTCCGCTTCAACGCATCCAAGGTGCGTTCAACGAGATCGGTTGCGCTGCGGCGTTTTCAGTTGCCAAGTTGGACAACGCCTTGTTCTGGCTGGGCGCAGACGCGCGCGGCAAAGGCATCGTCTACCGCGCCAACGGCTACACGGGTGTGCGTGTTAGCACCCACGCCGTTGAATGGCAAATCCAACAGTATCAAAACATTGCGGACGCTACGGCGTACACCTACCAACAAGACGGTCACGCCTTTTACGTGCTGTCGTTTCCGTCTGCCAACGCGACGTGGGTTTACGACGTGGCGACACAGGCATGGCATGAACGGGCTGGCTTCAACAACGGCGCGTTTACGCGCCAACGCGCGGCTACGCAGGTGTTCTTTAGCGATGAAAACATTGTGGGCGACTACCAGAACGGCAAGCTCTACGCCTACGATCTGGCGCGCTACGCGGACGATGACCAGACGCAGCGGTGGTTGCGGTCTTGGCGCGCGCTTCCGACGGGGGCTAATAATTTGCTGCGAACGACGCAGCATAACCTGCAATTAGATTGCGAAACTGGCGTTGGGCTAAATGAGCCGCCTAATGTCGTGGATATTTTTAACGGCGAGTATAGCATTGGCCATCTGCTGGCCGAAGACGGCAAATCTCTCCTAACAGAGGCAGGCGACTATATTGTTGCTACCGCTCAACTATATACAACAATGATCCCCCGCGTCATGCTGCGTTGGTCTGATGACGGCGGCCATACCTGGAGCAATGAGCATTGGACTTCTATCGGCACTATAGGAAACTATGGGCGCCGCGCTATTTGGCGTCGGTTGGGCATGACGTTGAAAATCCGCGACCGCGTGTACGAGGTTTCGGGCACAGACCCCGTGCCAATCTACATTATGGGCGCTAAAGTGATTATGAGCGGCACCAATGCTTAACGAAAGTCAAATTCCCGCCCCGCGAGTTCCGATAACCGGAGTTGAGGGCGGCCTTGTGACCCGCGAGTGGTTTCGGTTTTTCAATTACGTCTACGAGACGCTGTTGCAGCTTTCCGCTGCAACAACAGCTATTTACGGCGCGTTTCGCGATAATACTTCAACGGCGTGGGCGGCAAATACGCCATCACTAATCCCGCTTGGTATAACTGATTACATATCCGGTCTCACACACGGTTCGTCGCGCGTCAACATTCAAACCGCTGGACTGTACACCATAACTGCCAGCTTTCAGCTTACGAACCCAAACAACGCAAACGATGACGATTTGTCCGTTTGGCTCCGCGTCAACAGCGTAGATGCCCCCGCAACGACCAGTAGGGTCACCGTGGTAAAAGAACACTCTGGCACACCGGGTAGCAATCTGCTGACCGTAAACTTCTTTTACCTGTTTGCGGCGGGAGATTATTTCGAGCTATACGGTATTTCAAAACTCGGGTATGCTCAAATCATAACGTATCCGGCCAGCACTTCCCCCGCGTACCCAGAAGCTCCAGGGACCATTTTGACCGTGGCGCGAATTAAATAGGACTGACAAATGACGTCTTATAATCTGTCTTCTTTCGCTGGTGCGGGCGCGCAGTTCTTTGATGACAACGGCGTGCCTCTGGCGGGCGGCAAGGTCTTCACCTACGCGGCTGGCACGACCACGCCGCTGGCAACCTACACGACCGCAGCGGGAACGGTGGCAAACACCAACCCCATCATCTTGGACGCTGCTGGGCGTACGCCCAACGAAATTTGGCTGGCTGTCGGTACGCTTTATAAGTTTATCGTCAAGACCTCAACAGACGTGCTAATTGGCACTTACGACGGTCTGCCACCTATCAACGACCCGTACAGCATCAATGCCTTGCTGGGTAGCATCACCGGCACCAACGCCATCGCCGCCGTAGCCACACCGGCCATTACGGAGTATGCGGCGGGCGCGACGTACAGCTTCATTGCGGCTAACACGAACACGGCGGCAACGACCATCAGCATTGATGGTCTACCGGTCAAGTCGATCACCAAGAACGGCAGCGCAACGCTGACGGCTGGCGACATCCAAGCCGGTAAGCTGACGTGGATCGAATACGACGGCACGACGTTCCAGCTTCTCAACAACATCATCTACGGCGGTTCAATTACAAACGGCACGATTAACAGCCTGACCGCGCCCCTGAGCCCCGCCAGCGGCGGCACGGGTCGCAGCACGCTGACAGCCAACAACGTGCTGCTCGGCAACGGCGTGGCTGCGGTGCAACAGGTTGCGCCAGGCGCTGCCGGAAACGTGCTGGCAAGCAACGGTACAACATGGGCTAGCGCCGCGCCGGTTGTCCTCGCACCTACCGCCATCGGCCAAGTGCCGTTCAGCACTGACGGTACGACATACACGGCTACGCAAAAAATTACTCTTGCAACTTCTGTTACGCCGTCAGGAACCGCCGTTGATTTTACGGGTATCCCCGCATGGGTTAACCGTATTACAATCATGTACGCTTCCGTTACGTACGCTACAGGTACGCTCCGCGTGCAGTTAGGTACGGTTGGCCCGGTATACGTTTCAAGTGGTTACGTTGGCGCCGCGGGGTTCTTTGTTAGCGGTTCATCCACACAAAATGCCGTAGCGTACTCATCGGCGTTTGTCGCGTCGCTAAACACGGCGGCCATTTCGGGGGCTATTGTCCTCACAAAAATAACCGGCAATACATGGGCAGCCGTTGTGACGTGCACAAATTCATCTAACAGTTATGGCCTTGGTTCGGGCTATATCGCGTTGGCGGATGTCCTTGTCGCTCTGCGCGTGTCCACGACAACGTCCGCTACGTTTACGGGCGGCACCCTTAACATTAGCTACGAGTAAGCCACATGGATCGTCTTGTCGTAGATGTTGTCACCGGCCAAAGCCACATCGTTTCGTTCACAGCGGAAGCGGAAGCTGCGTTCTTGGCGTCGGTTGAACCCGCGCCCGTGCCGCCCGTGCCTCCGACGCTAGCGGACTTGCAGGCTCAGCTCACCGCGTTGCAAGCGCAGATTACGGCGCTTGCGCCACCGGAGGCGTGATGCAAGAGTTGGCAAAAGTTAACACGCACGACAAGGTTGCGTTGCGCCTACGGGTACGACGGCTATCGTGCTGCCGGATGACTATTACGTCTCCATCGGGTTTGTCTACGATCCGGTCACGCAGACGTTCACGGACCCTAATCCGCCGCCAGACGTTGAGATATAAAAACATGCCTGTAATCGTACGCCGACCTGAATTTGCTGATCTAGGCCGCTATACGGAACTAGCATGTGAATTTATTAAAGCGTCGCCCATTTACAGCTATATAAAATTGGACCCTAACGAGGTGGCCGATTTTTTAATTAAGGCGCTAGACAACCCTAGCATTGGGCTATGGTTGGCTGAAAAAGACGGGCAAATGGTTGGCGTTTGCGGTGCTTTGGTCTATCCTCTATACTTCAGCCCGTCGTATAAAATAGGTCAAGAGTTATGGTGGTGGCTTACGCCTTCGGCGCGGGGAACAAATGCTGGAAAGCGCATGTTTGAGCAGATCGAAGCATGGGCTACAGAACACAATGTTAACGCGACTTTTATGGTTGCTTTGGCTGACAACCGCGTAGAAAAAATGACTAAGTTATATGAGCGAGCGGGATACGAGCCGATGGAACGGACGTTTGTGAAAGGGTCTAAGACATGGCAATAAGTACCGCAGCAGCTATTATCGGCGCTGGCGCGCTTAGCGCCGGAGCTGGCATTTACGGCGCTAGTAAAGCCGCAGACGCGCAAAAGGCAGCCGCTGACAAAAGCGCGGCTGTTCAGCTCCAGATGTTTGACAAACAAACGGAGCTTCAAAAGCCGTTTATGCAGGGCGGTTTATCGGCTCAAAACCAGCTTTTGACTTTGCTTGGCTTGAAAGTACCGACAGGCGAAGGCGCTGTTCCCGGTCTGTCTGTAGACCCAAACTCACCTGATTTTGGCTCGGCAGCTAAATCGTTCTCTATGGCTGACTTTGAAGCCGACCCAGGTTATGCCTTTCGTATGGGCGAGGGCATGAAAGCCCTTGAGCGGTCTGCGGCTGCGCGCGGTGGTTTACTATCCGGTGCCGCGCTTAAAGGCGCAACGCGGTTTGGACAGGATTTGGCGTCCACCGAATATACGAACGCGTTTAACCGCTATCAGACAGAACGCTCAGCGCGGTTGAACCCGTTGCTTAGTCTTTTAGGTGCGGGTCAAACCAGCGCCAATACGTTGACCAACGCAGCGGGCAGTGCGGGGCAAGGGGTTGCTCAATCGGCTATAGCGTCAGGCAACGCGCAAGCATCGCAATACATGAACACTGCTAATGCGTTGACTAACGCGCTTAATCAGGGCGTCAATATGTACGCGCAGATGCCTTATCTAAACGCGCAGACGGCCTTCTATAACAAAATGGCGGGGATTGGCTAATGGTTGACTATAGCTCTTCGCTTCCGCAGCTTCAGCAGTTTCAAGCCCCCAACCTTTTGGCTATAGCGGGCCAAGGCCAGCAGATGCAGGCTAATGCTATGCTGATGCAGGAAAAAATGCGGGGTATGGCCGAAAGCAATGCTTTGCGCGATCTGATTGGCAAAGGCGTGGACTTCACAACGCCTGAAGGCCAGCGCGCTCTGTTGGCCGTCGCGCCTAATGCTGCTCCGCAACTCATCAAAACACAGCTTGAAATTGCCGGTCAGCAGCGCGCTAATGAAAAAGCGGTAGCCGAATTGGCGGTTAAGCGCATCGCATACCATCGCGATTTGCTGCCCAACGTCAATGACCAGAATACTTGGGCG